GAACCGAACTCTGCTTCTTTAGGTTTGAGTTTATCTACAAATTCGTTATTGTAGTAAAAATTACGACCGTCTGTGGCCAATGTGGCACACCAGTCTGACGCATCGATAAGTTTCATGCGTGTAGCAAGGTTGCCAAAGAATGGATGACGGAGTAATAGACCTACTCGTGCTGTAATTAGCTTATCAAGAATCTTTGCTTTTTCTGCAGAATTAAATTCTCGATTTTTAGTAGGCTTCTTAATCTTTTCTGCTTTCATTACTGTCATAGTAAATCCTTTTGTGTCTATACACTATTATATAGTCAAATTCCTAAATGAGCAAGTAAAAAAGGCCCCTGCGGGCCCTTTTTATCCTTCCATTGCTTGGATAATGTACTTTCCGTACTTGTCATGGAATTTGTCAAAGTGTTGCAGTTTGGATGCATCAAATGGCAAATTGTAGTTTGTAAGAGCAACTTTGGCACCCATAACAACTAGTTCAGTTGGGAAATTGTCCATCATAAATTTGAAGAACAAGTCGGCTTGTGAATCCCAATCTTTGGCTTTCTTGCGGTCAGCTTCTTGAAGCTCGTAGCACAGACTAATAGTCAAAGAATACATTGCCGAGATTTCTTTGATGTCCACTTTGCTAACTTTACCAGTTAGAATATCTTCTGGCTTGGGCATTTGGTTAGCAACTTTTCGGTGAGCCATAAACTTAACTGCAAGGCCTTCGCCGACTGCACCTGCTACCAGGTCAGTTAGTGTACCTTCGTCCAAATCGTCGTCAGTGAGCAGTTCACTAACAAACATCCAAGAACGGGGAGTAGCAAACGCACGTGAGCTAGATTTTGGATCAAAGTCGTACAGATCTTGTTTAGCAAAGCCAACATAACCTACAACTTGTTGATGGACGCGATTAGAAGTAGCCCAGTTTAACCAGTCTTCATAATCTGTACGCAACTCCAAGTGAACGAAACGGTTAGCCAACGGAGCAGGCATACGATAAGTAACGCCCTTGTCAGTTTCACGGTTACCTGCGGCAACAATGCTAACACCTTTTGGCAGTACATAAGTACCAACACGGCGATTCAACACCAATTGGAATGCCGCTGCCTGTGTAGCAGGCGCCGCCGAATTCAATTCATCCAAGAACAGGATTGCGGTAGAATTTGGATCAGTGGGCAATTCTGCAGGAGGTGCCCAAGTCATTGTGCCTGAATCGGAATTGTAATAAGGGATGCCTTTAATATCAGTAGGCTCCCAAAGGCTCAATCGAACGTCGACTACTTCCCGACCCTGTTCGTCGCCAATTTGTTTAACGATATCGGACTTGCCAATACCGGGCGGGCCCCACATAAACACGGGACGTTGAATTTTGACACACTTACGAATAGAACGTTTTGCTTCGTTAGGTGTAACGGTACGATTTGCGCTGAGTTTCTCTGCCATTTGAGTCTTTCAAAAAATAAAACAGTGGGTTAATTTGTTACTGTGTTACTATTGTAGCGCAAATTTAGGTATTTGTCAAGTAGAAGTGGTGTTGTATTTTTGCGACATTGTCTTAGCTTTGTTATATTTTTGGAGATCTCCCCCAAAAAGTACTAGTTGTACTGCAAGTTTTTCGGTAAAAACTACAATGTGCTTTCGAGTAAGATAATATGGGCTACCAATAAAGTGCTCTAAATCTAATATAAATTGGTTAGTTACTGTGTCTAACGGTTGTGGAAAGACTATTTTGTAAGATTTGAATCCTGCTTTTTGTTCAAAATCTTCTAATCCTCTGTCAGTGAGTCTCATGCTGCCAGTCTCTCTAGGGTTTTGCCACCACAATCTATACCAGTCTTTGAAACTTTTTTCCGTGATTTGAATTCCTAGCTGTTCTAAGATCTTCCTAGTTAGTAACGTCTTCTGATCCATCATAGTTGACCTGCTCGCCCGTAGTTAACTTGAATACAGCAAAGTCATTGCAATTGAAAAGTTTATTGAGCTTTTCTGCAAGATTAAATGCGTGACCTTTATTAGAAAAACTAACTTTTTTATATTTTGGGCCCAGTCGTTGTGCTATAATGCTGGTAGTTTTTAAGTTTACAGGCTGCGCCTTGTAAAAAACTGCCCAAATAGCATCTGCTTCTAAAACTTGTTCAGTTTTATAAGTTTTCTTATTGGTAATTTCTAATAATACTTTTGGCTTTGGCCTTGACATATATGCGCTCCGGAATTGTGTACGCATATATTTATTCCAAATCTTATTAAAATCTACCACCGTCCATTTTAACTTGAATGGACTCTGGAGTAGGGTTACTTACTACAGTCTGTTTCTCTGTTCCGGCTAGTCTAGTCATTGTTGTAGCTAGACTATCATACAGTGCCTGTACTTCTTTTATGTCTAGATTTAGACTCTTCTGATTACTTTTTACAGCAATTCTGGCCTTTTCTAAGAACATTTCGATAGGTAAAGTGTTAAGATAGGTCATTTTTCTTTCCCTAATTGGCTAAGTGACTGCTTCATATCTTCGTCAGTTTTGAACGGTCCTTTATAAGGATATCGTTCTAGCGTAATTAGTTTAGGACAAAAACTCTTGACCCATCCTTTTCGAAATTGAATAATGTAATAACCTGCACAATATAAACTTTTACTTTTACTGCTCTTAGAGTAGATTGGCAATTTCTTTTTAATATTATAAACTGGATTATGCGGCTTACTACTACACGGGTACTCGTAAACATTTAACAAAACTTCTGGCTTTTTTGTAGAAACTTTAATAATTTTTTCTACTTCTTTCCGTACATCTTCGCCGAACTGATTTTTGATTTCTTCTTTGCTAGGAAAATCAATCTTCATTCCTTGCCGATAGAAGCTAAAGCCTTTCTTTTCTTTATTAAGGGTACCTAGTTTTTTCCCACCATCTTCGACTATCCAAATTTTATTTGGAACTAACACTTTAGCAACTGCGTTCATTTTACATACCTTGCATTTAATGGATCTGCATACGACTGCACGTTATCACTAATCCGTTGAAGATCGTATTCTGCACAAAATTTAAGTAATCGAATTCCTACCTGAGAGATGTTCTTTTCTTTTTCGAGTGCTTCGTTAATTGTGTCAGTAATGATAGTACGGATCTCTTCTGGTTGTGCTGTTAAATCACACAGCAATTTGTTACGCTCATAACATTCCTTAACTCTCTGTTCTGCACCTTCATGGTCAGTCCAACGCTGAAGCATGAGATTGTTCCAAGAATAGCCTTTTGTATTACGATCTGCAAATGCTTCTCGTAATCCAATTTTATTCTTTGTACCCTTTTCTCGAACACCGGGATACGCACTAAAAATATTATCGCTAGTATCGCCACGCATACATTTTTCAAATAACAACCATTCAGGATCCGGAATAGCCTTAGGCAAGTTAGTTTTCTTATCAATAACATACTTGCCCTTCTCGTCAAAGTATCCCTCGTGAGTAATTGTAACTTGAGTAACACCGTTATATTGTTTCACATTAGGTGCAATTAATTGTGCAAAGTCGCCGTCTGTGCTGATCACAATGTGACTATCGTCGGGGTGACTTTGAATAAAACCTGCAATTAAATCATCTGCTTCTAATCTAGGATGTTGAAGTACTGTGCAATTAGTCTTGTTAATAACAAAATCTTTGAATTGATCAAATGTTTCCCAAAACAGTTTTTCTTCTTCAGCTTCGCGAGGACTATGTGCCGCCCGAGCTTCTGTGCGTTGACGCTTATACGGAGCATAAGCATCCTTTCGCCAGCTTCTACCTTCTAAGAAAAACACCACATGGGTTCCATTAAAATCTCTCCATGCCTTCCTAACAGAGTTAAGAATAATTTGCATGGCCATTCCTACTTTTTCATCTGCGTTGCCGCGGACTACGTGTCTTGCACGAAAGAATGTATTTGCTGTATCGACTAAAATATATACCATTAGCTAATTTCGGCTTTGCCGTTGCCTAAGTTGTTTACATTAACATAGCCAGATCCGCGTCCGTCCATATCAACTCCCGCTTCGTTCCCAATGTTACGACACAAATCCTGAAACCATCTGTCGACAATCTCTTCATCGCTGTCGCCATTATAACCTGCTAGTCTTAATTCTACTATAAAATACTCGTTCCAGTCAAGCTCAAAAAAGCCATTTCTTACATTATCTTTGTTTACTTTAGTATCAAGTACTGCAATATACGACTCTTCTTTTTCGGTTGCACGTTCTTTCGGAGTCAATTTAGCAAGTCGAATTGTTTCTTCAACAGCAAGTTGCTCTTTAAGTTTTGCTTGAAGAGCTACTTCGGCAGCTAATTCGATCTTGTCTATTCCTAATACTCGCTTGATAAATTTTTTCATTAAGTTCCCCACTCATTCTTAAACAATGGCACTTGGAGTCGATCACTATATCTTAATCCATTCTTTATCGCCATGTCTGCTACTTTACGATTGTTTAGTGTATATATACTTTCCACACCGCCCACTGGCATTAGGTAAACGTGACCAGTAAAGCCTGCTTTACGATATGCGGCAATAGCACATTCGGCGTCTGCAAAGTCTTGTTCAGTAGCAATAACAAACTTCAAATAAACTGTACCATAGTTTTCGTAATCGCAAACTACTTCAGGTTTGATAGCATCGTCCCATGGTTCGCCTGAGCAAGGAAGTTTGGCACTTACACTGAATGTAATTTCTCTTTCATCACTGCCGAATGTCCAGTCTGTTAGATAATCTTTGAACGCCTGTGTAAGACGCATTGTGCCGTTTGTTTCAAACGTAATTTCTTTTAGGCCACGCATCTTTTCATGATTGAGTAAGTCCGGATAAGCACGTTGCCAGCCTAGTAAAGGCTCACCACCTGTAATAACTAGATGCTCATCTCGCCATTCTCCGAACGGAATAATTTCCGCAATTCTGTCGGCGATTGCTTCTGAAGTGAGCATTGGACTAAGGTCCTTAAAATCAGGATGCCAGCTAGCATAACTATCACAACCCGTAGAAACCAAAGGAAGTTTTTCATATTTGTCAAATGCTTTAATCATAGTATGTGTGGCCGCAATGTCAGTGGCTTCGTGACTAATTTCACCCCTCGGCATGCCAAATCCTTGACATGTGAAGTTACAGCCATATGTACGTAGAAACACAGACGGGACACCCATATAGCGTCCTTCTCCTTGAATGGAATAGAATAATTCACTTACCTTAATTTTGCTCATATATGTTTGACCATTGTTTTAGTTTTTCAATTTTTGCTTTTTTAGCAATTTCTAGATGTTCTAACGATATTACACTCTTTTCTAGCATGATGTCAATCATTGCGAGCATATCCCCAAGTTCTTCTTCTAAGTGTTCGCGATTAGTCTTTGGTTTACATGGCTTGAAATTATCAATTCCAAATC